TGTAAATTACATTTTGCTATTGATTCAGAAATTATTTTAATACATGAAAAATATGTAGCTTCTTTAATTTCAGTTGAAAAAGTATCATAGCCATTTTCAAAAGAAAAAACATCCTTCCAATCATTAACATCAACTGTAAAATCTCTTTTTCTTAAGAAACCTTTAAAATAATTTTTTATTCCTTTCATTTGCTCTCCTTACCAACTAGTTTGCTCTAAAGCTTTTATTGAGTCATATTCTAGTTTCTTAATGTATAATCTGCTGTACCCAAATATAGAAGCTACAGATAAATCTATTCTAGTTTTATTTTTATTTACTTTCTCTAGCATAATATCCCCTGTCATATGTCTAGCTTTAGCCTTAGCATTAGCCATACACCAATCTAAAAGTTTATTCTTTTCATAAAATATCTTTCCACCATAAACATCATTTCTAAATGCTTTTGTAGGTGCTGATAGCTCTGTATAAGTTTGTTTCACAACTTCAACATTATAATCTTCTGATAAATTATCTAGGTTCTGAATAAAGTTATAAGGATCACTACAAATACAAATAACAGTACATTCATATATAGTTTCTATTTCTCTTATTTTTGCTTCCAGTAAGTTATAATCTATATAATTTCCAGGAACTATTGTACAATAGCCTAATTTTTCCATTTCTCTATAATCAATTTTTTCTCTTCTTGATTCCAAACTTTTTTCTGGTAAAAAGGCATGAGCTTTCATATAATAATTTCCGTTTTCTTCATACATCATATTTAAAGCTGTTAAATCTGTTGTTAAAGAACAATCTGTTGAAACTACAACATTTTTTCCTTTAAAATTAATTTTTTCTAGTTCCCCTTTTTTCCAGTATTCAATATCTAAGAATTTTTCTTCTGATTCATTTTGTAAAAAGTTATTCATGTTTTTAGTTATATATTCATTTTTTTCTGTAGGCTTTAATTTAGCTTTCTTTCTATTCTTTCTTATTTGTTCATAGTTTTCTTCAATCCTTAATGGATTAGCTTGATACATGCCTATGTCATCCCATAAATGCTGTTCTTCTGCATAATATAGCAACGCAAATTGGTTATTATCATCAATTACACCTTTAAAAACACTCCTAATATATTCAATATCTGTTTCCATAATTGATGAAAAAATATTATAAGCTGTAGTAGTTCTAAATATTAAAGGATTTAGTACATTTAATTGTCCTGATTTCATAGCATTAAAGTTATCAGGATCTTCAAAATTTCCATGTTCATCACTTACAAAGGCACTTGGTCTAATTGAGTTGTTCTTTCCACTCTCTGAAGTTCTTGGTAAAAAGAAATTACCTGTTAATTTACATTCAATGATTCCTGTTTTAGTTTTTGAAATTGTAAAATGTTCTGCTATAACAGGACTGGCATTTAATACTTGAACCATTGCTTTTCTTAATTCAGCTGCTAATTCCTTAGTCAAACAAATAGAATAAAACTCTGAATACTCTTGTTCTGTTAGCATTAATAACATAAATATAATTGCTACTAAATTGGTTTTTGCATTTTTTCTAGCAATAAACAAAGTAATATCATTATTTTTAAATTTATATGGCTTATCCTTATATCTAAATAAAAATATACCTGCAAGAAGTAAACACTGAAAATTACCTAGATTTTCTAAAACTGGTTGTCCTGCTACAAATCCTGTTGCAAAATTAAAGAACTTTAGTAGATCATTTATTTTTTCTAATTCATTTAGATCTGCATAATATTCAAATTCTTTTTTATATTGATTAGTTGTAAAGTCCTCTTTGAAAATTTCACATTGCTTTTTTACTTCCCAAGTTGTAATTTCTTTTCCAGCTATAACATCATCACAATATTTTAAGGCTCTATCTAAAATAATCATCTTTTTAAAATCTGAACTATTGGATTTTTATTTTTATTGCCTTCTGATTCTGCTAGTGATGATATTTTGCTTCTTGATTGGGGACTTAATCCTAACTCACTACATAGCCTTAAAAACTGCTTCATATATTGATCCTGTATTTTCATAGCATCTTTATTAAGAGGGCTTTTATTTAATATTTTCTCTGAAAAGGCTATTCTGTCTAAGGATATAGCACATGCTGACAAAATATATACATCTAGGTTTGATAAAATATCACTGCCTTTTAATTCCTTTACAAGTTCATAAAATAATCTTTCTTGATTTTCATTTAAATAAGCAGCAGGTTTTATATTATCTGATTTCCCTTTTAATTTATTTTCTAAATTCTTTCTTTTCTCTTTTTCTGATTTTGACATATGAGAATTAGATAAATCCACATTTTTAGCTGGTCTTCCCATTTCTTCCACCTCTATTTTTTTTCATTTTCAATAAATTTTTCATTTTCGGGGATTTTTTCAACCGAGTGTTCATAGAAACGGTGTAGCAATTTATTTAAAACCTTTTGCATATCCCCCCCTTATAAGAACTCTTCTTTAAATTCTTTTATTATAGTAAATAGATGTTCTTGTAACTTTCTTTTTTCTTTTGGTGAACTATTATAGATACTATGTACTTCAACATGATTAGAAGGCGATAGAAGAACTAAGTTCTCTATGTCATACATTCTACTGCTATCATCTTTAACCTCTATAATATGGTGTCCTATGTTCCCTGGAATAATGTTTCCTGTCTTGTATAACTCATAGATATCTAACCCATAAAACTTATTAACTAAAGTTTTTCTTAAAGCTTTCCAAGAGTTACTATGATAAAATTTATCTCTTTCTTTATCTCTTTTATTTCTGTCATAATTTCTATCACTATTCTTTTTAATTTTAAGTTTAGATTCTTTTTTCTCTTTACAATTACATTTAGATCCATACTCATAATTATTCCCACAATATTCACATTTAACTAATATCATAGGTTCATCATTTCTTTTTTTATATCTAGCTCTCTTTTCTTTTCTTCATACTCTAATTCTTTTATTCTGTTTTCTAATTCATATTTTTCAAGAAGTATTTTATTTTCTAAATCAAGAGGTATATTTTCAATCCTTTTTTTTAAAGTCATCATCATATCAATTCTTTTAGTCCTAATTTTTATAGCCTTTTCAAGTTCTTCATCTAGAAACTTATTTTTTTCATAATAAGCTCCTGAAATATAAGAATCCATTTGTTTAATTTCTCTTCTTGCAACTTCATTAATATTTTCTTCTATTTCTGCTTTCTTCTTATCTGATTCATTAATATATTTTCTATATCCATCTTTTGACCTACTATTTTTTATCCAAGGATCACCTTTTAATTCTGATTTCTTTTTTCTCTTTTTAATAGTGACTAATGGAATTTTATAAATAATAGCTAGATCTTTTAAGTTTTCACCAAATTCATATCTTGCTCTAATCTCAAATTCTTTTTGTCTTGTAAAAGTCATAATCACCTCCTAGAAAAGATATATAAAAGATAATATTATTAACTTTCTGGAACTACTTAATTACTATTACAGGAAAACTTCCAAACTTCACATGGTATTTTTAGCTCTTAAGCATTTAAAATAAAGAGATAATGTTAAGAAACCATGGAACAACTAATTTGTTTTAGTTGTTTAAAAAAATATCCCTAAATTTTTAAGGAGTTGTTCATATTTCTGTAAATTATTCTTATGTAAATACTTGTTTAAAATCTGTTTTTTATACATATATTTATGTTTTGTATCTATATTTTTTTCTATAATTTCAAGAAGAAAGTTATAATCAAATATCCAGGAGTTTTTATCTAAATATTCAAATACTCCTCTTTCTTCTTTTAAAAAGTTTGGGATTATAGATCCTTTTTCTTTATATTCTTTTCGTTTTTCTCTTTTTAATTTTTCATTGGTCTTAAATGAATTAAAATCATTTTCTAAGTTTTTTTTTATTTCTAATAAATATTTTTGTGGTTTTTCTTTTAATTCTCTAACTAAACATTCTTTAAATATTTTTTCAATATCTTTACAAACAAAACTTTTTAAATAATTATCTGAATCAATAGTTTTCATGTAGTCTCTAAAATAATCATTTCCTAATAGAACTTCTATCCTAATTAATTTAGCAGGAATATATATTCCCTTTCTTTCCATTTCAAAAGTCTTATCATAAATCTTAATTACTTTTCCCTGGTTGTTTCTCCAGGGATTTCTTTTTGAATTAATATATAAGGATCTTTCTTTTTTAATTTCTTTTGGAATATGATCCTCACTAAAGGAATACATACCTAAAGACTTTTTAAAGTTTGCTCTACCAAGTAATAAGGTTATTTCTTCTATATCTTTAAATCTGCTTTCTAAGGTTATATTAAGTTCAATTTCTTTTATCTTAGCTTGTGAGAAATTAGCATTAATTTGATTCTCTTTTAAATGCTTTTCTATTATTCCAAGACTTTCTATAAGTTCAGCAGGTGAAGCATTTTTAACATTATTTCCATATAGGATCTTAGAAGGATTAAATTCTAAAGAAGAAATATGATACATTTCACCACTATTTTTTAAATTAACTGAATAACTTAAATTAAATAAACTATTCTTTTTTTCTAATTTTTCACTATATTCAAAATCATTAAGTATTTCTTTTTTCTTTAAGTTTTCAAAATTACTTATAGTAAAGTTATTAATAACAACTCTATCTATTCCAATTACACCTGTATTAAACTTTTCAGTCATTCCATGTTTAGCTCCTTTTTAAATTAAATATTCTACTTTTCCATTTTAATTTTTCATAAAAAATCCATGTTGGAACTGTTGCATCAATACCTATATAAAATTCTACATTTTTATCTACTTCCATATTTGCCACCATTTT